TCCGGCGAGTGAGCGTCCGACGCCCTCACCGGTAGGATGAGCGGCGTCAGCCGGCATGGCGCAATTGGTAGCGCACCGTACTTGTAATACGGGGGTTGTCGGTTCAAGTCCGACTGTCGGCCCAGAAATCCCAGGTCAGGCCCCAGATTGCTCCGGCAATCTGGGGCCTTTCTGTCGTTCCGGGCACGGAAACGTACCGCTAATCGTCCCCGAGGCGATCGAGGATGTCGCGGACATCCGGACCCGTGTGCACGTGCCCGGTGTAGTGATCTCGAGTCCAGCGGGTGTCGACGTGGCCGAGCTGCTGCGCCGCAGCGTCGAGGTCCTGGCCGTCGCGGATCATCGTGGCGACGGTCTTCCGGCAGGTGTAGGGCACGAGCCAGTCGGGGTAGTCGTACGCCTCGCGGAACACTCGCCACTGCGTGCGCATGTTGTTCGGGGATCGAAGCGTCCCGATCGAGGACGGGAAAACCCACTGGGAGCGCGCGTCTGGAGCGCGCCGGAGGAGCATGCGCACTGCGAAGGGTGGGAGGGCGAGCGTGCGGAAGCCTGCGGCCGTCTTCGGCTTCGGCTGCCGCTGCAACCCCTCGCCGCGGACGTGCACCGCGGTGCCAGTGATTGTCACCGTCTTCACCTCTGAGCGCAGGTCGACGTCCTCCCAGCGCACGGCGAGCACTTCACCCGTTCGGACACCGGTCGCGAGCAGCATGTCGACGACGTCCGCGAGGTCGGTGACGCGCTGCCTGCCGCCGCGATCCTTCGCGGCATCCCACGCCTGCAGCTGGGAACGGAGTAGGACGACTTCCTCGCGGCTGATCGTGTGGATCTCACCGGGCTCGGAGTTGACGTTCTCGGTCTCGCGGACCGGGTTCATTGCGGCGGCGCCGTGGCGGACTGCGAGCGAGAACATGCCCATGAGCACGACGCGGCAGAGCGCGGCGGTCGCCTTGCCGATGTTCTCCTCGACAGCCACGAGGTGACGGTCGACGACGGGGACGGTTACCTCGCGGATGCGCAGCTCGCCGAGAGCCGGCCGAACGTGGTTCTTGATCGTGCGGCGATAGACGTCGAGCGTGCCTGTGGCCTTCTTCCCGAGCAGGGTGTCGTACCAGCGGTCGGCGAGGATCGATACCTTCGCTTCGCCGCTCAGATCGGCGCCGTGCAGCCGGACGCGGTCGCGCAGGTGCTCGACGAGCGCGTCCTTTGCCTTCTGTCGACTCGCGCCGGCGCGACGCACCTGTCGCGTGACGCCGTCGAAGTCGCGGAACCGCGCGGCGGCGGACCACTTCGTTCCCTTGCCGGTGGTGCTGATGGTCCCCCAGGTGCCGAGGACAAGCGGCGGCCGGGCCATCAGACGAGGACCGGACGGTGGCCGGCGTAGGTGCGGTGACCGAGCTTCTTGAGGACGTAGCGGCGGAAGTCGTCGATCACGTTCGGGGTCACGTCGAGCTCCTCGGCGATGAAGTGGGTGTCGGCGCTGATCTGCTCGAGGTGGGCGTAGTCCTCGGGGTGAACGAGCAGCGTCGCGGCGTAGGCGTCGGCCTGCCGTTCGATGTGGCTGTCCGGGCCGAGGTCGCAGGTGTGTCCGTAGTGCACGTGGCCGAGTTCGTGTGCGAGGACGGAGCGACGCTCGCTGGGAGTGAGCCCGAGGTCGAGGTAGACGCGCTCCTCGATCGGGCTGTACGCGCCGAGCATGTCGTCGGGCAGGTGCGTCAGGACGACGCGCACGCCCAGGGTGGCAGCGCATTGCATGAGGTCTCTCAATCACTCCCCCGGAGTGGTAGCGCGGGCGGTTAGTCCGCGTGCGGCAGGTCGGACTTCTTCTTGCCTCGCCGGGCGGCGAGGGCGTGGTCGCTCTTCTTGAGGTGCTCGGTGTCGAGGTCGACGTCGAAGTCCTCGTCATCCTGCGCGACGGGTGCGACATTCGCCCGTGCAGCCACCGTCTTCTCGGCGTCGGCGAGGATCTCGCGCCAGTCACCGTCGAGGAAGGCCGCGGCGCGGGAGAGCTGATCGATGTCCCAGTGCTTGCCTCCGCTGAGCATCCGCGACATCTGAGCTGGCGAGACGCCCACGGCGCTCGCGAGCGCCTGCTGCTCGTGACCTCGTCGGACCATGAGGCCCTTGATGATCGCGGCGACCTCCTTGGTGAGGTCGCTCGGTTCCGGACGCGCGCTTGCTGGCATGAGTAGGAAACTATCAGTTTTGGAAAGTTGAGCGCAAGACCCGTGAACTGGGTTGCTATATGGAAAACCACGTGGCACGCTTTTCATATGGCAACCACGACACCGGCGTCCCGAACGGTGGCTGACGAGGTCCTGGCCCACTTGGGCCGGATGCGTCAGTCCCGCACGTGGCTTTCCGCCGCAACCGGCATCCCCATCGCGACCCTGTCGCGCCGCCTCAACGCACAGTCTGCGTTCACGATCGACGAGCTCGTGAGCATTGCCCAGGCGTTCGAGGTCCCCCTGTCCGACATCATCGCTCCCCTCGCTGCGCCGGCGGTCGCAGCATGAGCAGCTGGGTTGAGCCGGTCGACCTCCGCGTCACCGACCCCCGTGCCGCTGGCATCGCCGAGCAGAACGCGAACGCTGCCCGGGCCGCCGTGCAGAAGCGCCTCGGCGCCGACTGCGCCGACGTGCTCCACGCACTGGGCATCGAGGTCGCAGCATGACCGGTCAGCAGCGCGACGACCTCGCGCTCGTGGTGTTCCTCAGCATCATCGCCGCCGCGCTCATCACCGCCGCGGTCCTCGTCGTCAGCAACGGAGGTATCTCGTGAAGACCGCCGCCGTCCTCCTCGCACTCAGCTACGTCGTGGCCCTGTTCGCCTCGATCAACCGCTATGGGTCCCCCGCTTGGCTGCTGCTCGTCTGGGGCGTCGTCGTCCTGTTCGCCGCAGCGCTGTTCCGCGTGCATGCCGTGGTCAACGCGCCGAAGCGCCGGTGACCGGCATGAGCGACGACCGGATCACCGCCGCGGACCGCACCGAGTTCGCCGTCGACGACGAGGCGGAAGCGAAGGCCATCGCCCGCGCCGCCGAGTGGGTCGCCGAGTGCGACTGAGTTCCACCCGATCTCCCGCGTCCCAGCCCTGGGAACGCGTCATCTTCCGACCCCGCAAGGAGCCACCGTGATCACCACTAGACCCGACCACGGCGCCGAGGCGCAGAAGCACATCGACGCCGCGCACCGACAGCAAGCGAACGACGGCGAGTACGAGTTCAGCGTCCGTGACAACGCGCTGCTCGCCAACGCCGAGGCCACGCTCGCGCTCGTCGAGCAGCAGCGCATTGCCAACCTGATCGCCGCGTTCGACCGCGACGCCCTGATCTACCCGGCGCTCAATGCCGCTCCGTACACCGAGCGGAACGCTCTGCAGCGCGCCGAGCGTGCGGCGTTCGAGACGCGCATCGCGACCGAGGTCACTGAAGGGGTGGGTCTCGCGTGAGCGTCGTCTTCGTCGCCATCGCCACCCTCGCTCTCATGGGCGCCGTCGCGGCTGGCCAGTGGATTGACCGGCAGACAACCGGCCTCCCGATGGAGGAGTGGAGGGCTCGCTGGTGAGCACCATCCTCGCGTCCTCCACCGACCGTCCCGCCTGGCTCGCGGCCCGGCAGGGAGGTGTCACCGCAACCGACGTCGCCCGCCTCGCCCGAGGCGGTGCGGGCACCTGGGCCGCTGTCCGAGCCGAGAAGGCCGGCACCGCCCGCGACTTCCACAACGCCGCCATGCAGCACGGGATCGACCGTGAGGGGAAGATCCTCGAGTTCGCGTCAGCCGCCTTCGGTCTCGAACCGTGCGGAGACCTCCACGCCGCCGACGACGAGCCCCGGTTCCTCGCTACCCCGGACGCGATCAGCGCGACCGAGATCGGTGAGGTCAAGACGACCGTGCACGACTGGGACGTCCTCTCTGACGCTCCGGGCCGGTACATCGACCAGATGCTCTGGCAGATGCGCGTCACGGGTCGGCGCCGGGGCCGGCTGGTCTTCGAGCCCCACGAGAACGGCGTCCCGGTCTACCCGTGGCCGAAGCACTTCGTCGTCGAGTACGACGAAGCCCGCGTCGCTGTGCTTGAACAGGCAGCCCGCGACTTCCTCGACGCCGACGCCGAGCCGGACGAGGACGCCGCAGAGCTCGACGCGCTCCTCGACGCCGCGCTGAACCTCTAGGAGATCGCCGACGCCGCGACCGTCCGGTACCGCGCCGCCGTCGACCTCATCGAGCAGCACCTCGGCGGCGAGCCCCGCAAGTTCGAGGGCTCCCGCGCCAACCTGACGCGTTCCGCTGACTCGACGTCGCGTCGGTTCGACTCCGCCGCGTTCAAGAAGGCCGCGCCGGACACGTTCGAGCAGTTCCAGATGGCGGTCCCGGTGAAGGGCCGCCTCACGATCACCCCGAGGAGCGACGACGCATGACCACCAACGCTGACAGAGCTGTCGACCGCGACCCCCTCGACATCCTCCGTGACCCGTTCCCCGCGGAGCAGATCGGGTTCCTCCCGAAACCGGTGAGGCGGGATGACAAGGACCGCGGCAAGTGCGAGAAGGGGTCGAAGTTCAGCGTCGACGGGAAGTTCTGCGGCGGCTACCACTCCCGGTCCGTGCACCTCGAGTACGTCGGCCACGCTGCCCTCACCGCCCGCCTGCTCGATGTCGACCCGTTCTGGACCTGGGAGCCGGTCGCCTTCGACGACCAAGGGCTCCCGGCGCTCGACCGCAACGGCGGCCTCTGGATCCGCCTCACCGTCGCCGCTGTGACCCGCCTCGGCTACGGCGACGCGCAGGGCAAGACCGGACCGAACGCCGTGAAGGAGGCCATCGGCGACGCGCTCCGCAACGCCGGCATGCGATTCGGCGCTGCGCTCGACCTCTGGTCGAAGGAAGACCTCCGCGCCGGACAGGAGCAGGAGGCCGCTCGCGAGTGGGTCATCGAGGCCCAGGTCCAGGGGTCACTCGAAGGAGTTCGCGAGGTCTGGAAGCAGGCGCGTGCGGCCGGCGCCGAGACGGGCGTGCTCGATGAGATCAGCGCGGTCGGCACGGCCCTGCAGCAGGGCGGGCTCCGGTGAGCGCGCAAGACATCGCCCGGATGGACACGGGCGAGATCGTCTCCTACGAGCCCGTCACGCCCGTCGAGCTCGAGTTCATGATCCGGGAACTCGGCGAGCGCCTCGAGCGCGCGGTGCCGGCCATCAAGCAGATGTGGCACGAGCGCTACGAGGCCGAGCGGACCCTGCTCGAGAACCACGCGAAGGCGATGCTCCGGTCGGACGCGACGACGGTCGCCGAGAAGCGCGCCGAAGCGATGCTCTCGACGATGCCGCATCGGCTCGACTTCGACCTGAAGAAGGAGACGCTGCACGCCGCAGAGGAGCTGCAGAAGGCACTCGCCGCTCGGCTCATGGGGCTGCAGAACATCAACAAGGTGCTCGGCCAGGCCTACGGCGCCAGCCGGTGACCCCCACGAACGTCCGGCCGATCGGCCGGTCCACCCCACCAGGAAGGACACCCATGTCCAAGGACGAGACGCAGAAGAAGCCCGGGAGCTTCGCCGCGTTCCTCGCGTCGACGAGACCGAAGACCGACCTCGAGCTGCATGACGAGCTGACGAAGCTCGTCGCCGCGATCGAGGAGACGGGGAAGGGCGGAACGATCACCCTGACCCTCGAACTCAAGCCGATCGACGACGCGGTGAGCGCCCTCAAGGTCAACGACAAGATCGCCGTCAAGCGGCCCGAGAAGAACCGCCAGGGGTCGATCACGTACGTCGACCGCGACCACACCCTGTCCCGCCGCGACCCGTCGTCGATGCCCCTGTTCGACGACGACGACATCCGCAACGCACCCGCCCACGACCCCGCCACCGGGGAGATCAAGGAGCTCGACTGATCATGACCGACTACACCAACGCCGAGGCGGCCGTCGTCGCCGGCCTCGCTCGCCAGGCCGCCAGCACGGAGACCCTCGATCCCGGATCGGTCCTGGCCGCTCCCGCTGAGGACGGTCGCATCTACGTCGTCGACACTGACGCCTACGCCGACTCGCCCCGCCACATCGAGGCGAAGCGCGTCGTCGGCGACGCCGAGTCGTTCGTCCAGTACGTCACGAAGCACGTCATCGACGGGCACACCGAGGTCTACGCCGACGTCCCGTCGTCGTCCGTCGTCGCCGTGCTCGACTCGCACGACGCCGAACAGGGCGGCTGGCAGAAGCACACCGCCCGCCTCGAGCTGCGGAAGACGAAGTCGTGGGAGGCGTGGGAGAAGGTCGACGGCCAGCTCCTGCAGCAGACGGAGTTCGCCGAGTTCATCGAGCAGCAGGCGCTCGACGTTCGCTCCCCCGAGACCGCCGTGCTCATCGAGATCGCGCAGTCGTTCCAGGCGAAGACGTCCGTCGACTTCGAGGGCGGCGAGCGGCTCGACTCCGGGCAGGTCCGGCTCGAGTACAAGGAGACCGTCACGGCGAAGGCCGGCCAAAAGGGGCACATCGACATCCCCACCGAGCTCGAGCTGCTGCTCCGTCCGTACATCGGCGGCCCGGTCTACGTCGTCGTCGCCCGGTTCCGGTACCGCCTCCGCGGCCCGCAGCTCGGCCTCGGCGTCGTGCTCACCCGCCCGACCGAGATCCTCGACGCCGCGTTCGCGGACATCGTCACCGAGATCCGCGACGGCAAGACCGTCGTCAAGGGCGACGAGAAGACCGTCGTGCACGAGGGCATCCCCGCCTCGGTGCCGGTCTACTCCGGCCGCCCGTAGCTCAGCCGGGGCGGTGGCCGACTGCAACGGCCACCGCCCCACCCACACCGACCCCTCTGCGAGAGACACCAGCATGGAACCCCAGGATCGCACGAGCCTGCCGATCGGCGGACTCGACCTCTCCCTCACTGACACCGGCATCGCGGTCGTCGACCTCGACGGCAGCATCGCCGTGCAGCGCGCCCGGTCCGCCGGGAAGAAGATCGACAGCCTCGCCGTGAAAGCCCGCCGGTTCGAGCAGCACGCGGACGCGATCGTCGCGGCCGTCGAGGGCTGCGGCGAGGTCGTCATCGAGTCGCCCGCCTACGGGATGCCGCAGGGCGCCGTGGACCTCGGCGGGCTGCGCTGGCTCGTCCTCACGCGCCTCGTCGCCGCCGGCCACCGCGTGCACGAGATCAACCCGATGCACGTGAAGAAGTACGCCACCGGCGAGACCCGCGCCGACAAGGACGTCGTCGTCGCGATGGTCGTCCGCCGTTACCCGCAGGCCGCCGTCACGAACAACAACACCGCCGACGCCGTCGTGCTCGTCGCGATGCTCGCCCGCCACCTCGGCCGACCGCTCGAGCAGGGTGCCCTGTCGCAGACACGGCAGGACGCGTTCGACAAGGTCGCGTGGTCCGCATGAGCGGCCGCCCGATCACCACCCGCACCCGCGCAGCGATCGCCGCAGCCGTCCTCGAGGGCGAGCGCGACCAGCACATCGCCGACCGGCTCGGCATCGCCCGCTCCTCAGTGGAGCGGATCCGCAACGAACGAGGCATCTCCGCGAACTACGGACGCGGACGCCCCACCAGAGAGGAGACCCGATCGTGAGTCTCACCATCACCGACCTGTTCGCGGGAGCCGGCGGCTCATCGACCGGTGCCCTGCAGGTCCCGGGCGTCGATGTCCGCATCGCCGCGAACCACTGGCAGCTCGTCTGCGACATCCACGCGCTGAACCACCCGAACACCGACCACGCCGTCGTCGACCTCCACCAGGAGCGGCCGTCGTTCTTCCCGAAGACGGACATCCTCTGGGCCTCGCCCGAGTGCACGAAGTGGTCGCAGGCCAACGGCGCGAAGCTGCCGGCGATCGAGGAAGGGCTGTTCGAGGACCCGCTGTCCGACGACGCGAAGAACCGCTCACGGCTGCTGATGTTCGACGTGCTCCGGTTCATCGAGCACCACCGGTACCGGCTCGTCATCGTCGAGAACGTCGTCGACATCGCGACGCAGGCGAAGTACCGCACCGCGTGGGACATCTGGCGCGCCGAACTCCGTGCGCTCGGCTACCGGTTCCGCGTGGTGTCGCTGAACTCGATGCACGCCCAGGCGTTTGGTGCGCCGGCACCGCAGTCACGTGACCGGATCTACGTCGTCGCGTGGCCCGAGAACACCACGGCCCCGGACATCGACCGGATCCTGCGTCCGAAGGCATTCTGCGATCGGTGCGACGAGGTCGTGGAGTCCGTGCAGTCGTTCAAGGCCCGTCGCGAGGTCGGCCGCTACCGGCAGGCGTACGTGTACTGCTGCTCTCGGTGCGGCACCGTCGTCGAGCCGGGATGGTTGCCAGCAGCCGCGGCGATCGACTGGTCGATCCCCGGCGAGCGCATCGGCGACCGGCTGAAGCCGAAGACCCGGGCACGGATCGCCGCGGGCATCGCGCGCTACTGGGGCCCGCTGACGCTCGAAGCCGCTGGGAACACGTACGACTCGACCAGCCCAGCGCACCCCCGGCACGGCGAGCTCGACGGGTACCACCGCGTGTGGCCCGTCGGCGAGCCGCTGCGCGCGCTGCACACGACGAACTCGAAGGCCCTCGCCGTCCCGGTCGAAGGCCGTGACGGGAAGGACGCGCTCTCGGTCGACGGTCCGATGCGGACGCAGACGACCCGCGCGGAGACCGCGCTCGCGCATCTCCCGTTCATCGCGGAGATGTACGGCACGTCGACGGCGCGATCGGTCGCCGAGGCCGCGGGCACCTTCACCGCTGGCGGGAACCACCACGGCCTCGTGCAGCAGGCGTTCGTGTCGCAGTTCCGCGACCGCGACGACCGGAACCTCGACCCGCGCACGGACCCGCTGCGCACGATCGTCGCCGACGGCGCGAACCACGCTCTCGTGCACCGGATGAACACCGGCGGCGCCGAGATGACGACGTCGATGCTCGAGGAGCTCCGCACCCTCACCACAGCCGGGCACCAGGCGGTCCTGCGGCAGCCCGAGCGCCGCACGCTCACCCCGCGCGACCTGCGCGAGGCCGAGGAGCTCGTGCCGGAGGTGCTGTTCCGGATGTTCCAGCCGCACGAGGTCGCCGCCGGCATGGCGTTCCCGAAGGACTACAAGTGGCAGCCGCCGGACCGGGCTCGGCCGGTGTCGAACCGAGACCTCGTGAAGGCCGCGGGCAACGCCGTCACCCCGCCCGCCGCCCGAGACCTGATCGCTGCGGCAGTGGCATCGCTCGGAGCCGAGTACAAGGCGGTGGCCGCGTGAGTCAGCCCTGGAACATCTGCACTTGCGTGGTCCGACGTTTCCCGGCTTGGTCGGTCCACGTGACGGCGAAGAGAGGCGTCGCGAGCGTGTACTGCTCCTGCTTTCCGAAGAAGGTGTACTCCTCCATCGGCTCTACCTCCGACCAGTCAGCAGAGCTGAGGAACGTGAAGCTGTTGCTGAGCGTGTCGACCGTGACGGCGCGCGCCACACTGTCCATCGCGGCGTTGATGACGGTCCATTCGTTCCTCTCGCCATTCTTGCGTCGGCCGATGATCCATCGAGGTGGGACCACATGCCGCTGCAGGTCTTCGATCTCACGACGAACGCGGGCATGGATTCGGCCGGTCGTTGTGAGCCGGATGCTGAACACCCATCGGAAGAGCGCGGCAACGGCCGAGCGGACCCCTCTCGAAATGGCCGAAGCAATCGCGACGATCGCTGCCACCGCGACCCCGCCCACGACGGCACTGCCGAGCGGACTACTCGACCACTTCACTAGCTCTTCCCACACCTGCATGACGGTAGCGGAGCAGAGCGGGTGACGGCGTACCCAAAGCGCGGGGCGAAGCCGTCCCGAGCGCAGGAGAAGGCGGCGTACGCGCTCGTCACTGAACGCGACGAGGCCCGCTGCCAGCGCTGCCACCGCGGCGGCGCCACGCAGCGGGACCACCGGAAGAACCGGTCGCAAGGCGGCCGGACTGCGACGTCGAACCTGCACCTGCTCTGCGCAGAGTGCCACCTGTGGAAGACGGACCACCCCGTCGAGGCGGCGCGCGACGGCTGGGGCGTGCCCGGCTGGGCGGACCCGCTCGAGTTCCCCGCCCGACGGTGGCTCCGCACCGAGCTCGGCGCGCTCCGGCAGGCGTGGGTGCTCTACGACGACAACGCCAGCTGGCGCGAGATCAGCGCCGACGAGGCGCGAAGACGAAAGGAAGGAGGGACCGCCTGATGCCATGGTTCAAGGTCGACGACGGACTCCCGTCCTCGCGGAAGGTGCTCGGCATCCCCCGCCGTGACCGTCTCGCGGCGATCGGCCTGTGGACCCTCGCCGGCGCGTGGAGCGCGAAGGAGCTGCAGGACGGGGCCGTCCCGAGCTACATGATCGTGGAGCTGGGCGCCACCCGACGCGTTGCCGAAGCTCTCGTGAGCGCCGGCCTCTGGTCGCGCACCTCATCGGGCTACGCGTTCGTGAACTGGGACGACTTCCAGCCCACGAAGGCGGACGTCCTGTCGGCGCGGGAGAAGAACGCCGAAAAGCTGCGGAAGTGGCGGCAACGTAACCGCGCTCGAGACGAGGGTGAAACCGAGTCCGTAACCGGGTTACAGGACGGTTCGGATGAGGTTCGTAACCCTGCCCCCGTCCCGTCCCGTCCCGTCCCGTCCTCTTCTCCTAGCGGAGAAGAAGACGTCGCGGATCGCGCCGACGTCGCCGAACTCTGCGAGCTGCTGGCTGACCTTGTCGAGGAGAACGGCTCGAAGCGCCCAGTCGTGACGAAGGCGTGGCGCGAATCTGCCCGGCTTCTCCTGGACCGCGATGGCCGGGACCTCGACGCGGCGAAGCGCCTTGTGCGGTGGGTCCAAGGCGACTCGTTCTGGCGGGCCAATGTCCTGTCGATGCCGACCTTCCGGAAGCAGTACGACCGGCTCCGACTCGCGGCGAACCGACAACTCGAGGAACGCCGGCAAGCACCCGGCAACGGACAGCAGCGCGACGCCGAGCTCCTCGCGTTCATGACCCGCTACGACAACGACCCGACTACGAAGGAGATCGCCCAGTGAACAAGCCAGAGGTCGCACGCCTGATCGGGTACATCTCGGCCGGGTTCGACAACCGGAAGCTGTCCGAGGCCACCGTCGATGTGTGGGCCGAGGAGCTCGCCGAAATGCACGCCGACGACGCGCTTCAGGCGGTCCGGAACCACTTCCGGAAGCCGTCGCCCCGCGACTACCTGTCCCTCGACGTGCTGCTCGAGCAGATCCGGATCGACACCCGGCAGACGCCGACGGCCATCGAGGAGGACGTGCGGTCGGCCAAGGCGCGAGGGCTGATCGAGGCGTCGTGGCCGAAGCGGGATCCGCTGCCCCGACCGGTCGCCGAGCAGCTGGCCCGAGCCCGTGCCGAGTTCGCGGAGACCGCTGCCGCGATCGAGGCCGGCGTGATCGACGCCCCGCGGGCACTCACCGTCGGCGCCGTCGGGCAGCCGATGCCGCAGGGGGAACCGTGACCGGCGACGCGGCGTGGGACAACTTCGTCGCCTCACTCGACCCGGTCGCCCTGCAGCGAGAGCACGCCGGCCCTGGCGACCTCGAAGCCGAGCGGCCCTGGTCACGCGAAGACCACGAGATGCGGTTCGCGCACGACTACGTCCGGCGGGACTTCTGGCGGAAGGTCCGCGGGGAGCTCTCCGACGTCGACCGGGCGCGGATGGAGCGCCGGCTGCAGCAGCTCATCGACCAGGCCGACCAGCAGGTGCAGGCACGGCTCGCCGAGCAGGACAGCGCAACCGAGGCAGCCATCGCCCGGTACGCGCTCACACACAGCAACGCGGCAGCAGCCGCACAAACGAAAGGACGGGCAGCCTGATGCCTAGTGGCTACACGGAGAAGCTCTACAAGGGCGAGGACCAGACGTTCGAGCAGTTCGTCATGCAGTGCGCTCGTGCGTTCGGCGCACTGATCGAGCTGCGCGACGAGCCGCACGCGGAGATCCCAGAGAAGTTCGAGGCATCGCCGTACGAGCGCCCGCGGTTGGACGCGGCGATCGCTCTCGTCATCAAGCTGCGGGACCGCTCGGACGACGAGTGGGCCGCGGCGCAGGACGCGGAGATCGAGGAGCACAACGAGCACGTCCGCAAGGCGATCACCGTGGCGGGGGAACGGCGCGTCCGGTACGAGCACATGCTCGCGCGGGTCCACAGCTGGAGGCCGCCGACGGAGGAACACAAGGGCCTGAAGGACTTCATGGTCAAGCAGCTCGAGGATTCCATCGCCTTCGACTGTTCGACGCGGTACCTCGAGGAGCAGAGCCGTCGTCCGATTGCGGAGTACGCGCTGCGGAAGCAGGACGAGGCTGCTCGCCAGCTCGACCGCGCCGAGCAGTCGTGGAACGAAGCGCAAGCGCGTGCGGCTGGTCGCACGACGTGGGTGAAGGACCTGCGTAAGTCGCTGGGAGAGGTGGCTCGCTGATGGCCGGCGAGACCGTCATCACCGTCGTCGGCAACCTCACCGCCGACCCCGAGCTGCGGTACACGCAGAACGGCCTCGCGGTCGCGAACTTCACGATCGCGTCCACCCCGCGCACCTTCGAACGGCAGGCGAACGAGTGGAAGGACGGCGACGCCCTGTTCCTCCGTGCCTCGGTCTGGCGCGAGGTTGCCGAGCACGTCTCCGGCTCGCTGACGAAGGGCGCTCGGGTCATCGCGCAGGGCCGCCTCCGGCAGACGTCGTGGACGGACCGCGACGGGAACCAGCGCACCGGGTTCGTGCTCGACGTCGACGAGATCGGACCGTCGCTCCGGTACGCGACGGCGCAGGTCACCCGCGCTCAGCGCAACGGCCCGGGCGGCGGCCAGCAGCAGGGCGGTCAGTGGCCCGGTCAGCAGCAGGCCGGTCAGCAGGCCGCACCGCAGCAGGACCAGCCGTGGGCGCCGCAGCAGCAGGGCGACCAGCAGCCCTCGAGCGGTGTGCAGGGGCAGGACGTGTGGTCGCAGCCGGGCCAGTTCGACGACGAGACCCCGTTCTAACCAGGAGGCCGACCATGCACGCTGAGACACCCATCGAACTCGTCGTCGGCAAGACGATGACCGAAGCGGAGCTCGACGAAGTGCTCGTCGATGTCCGCGACTGCCAATGGGGCCATCGCCCGTACCGGACGCCGCTGTGGTGGGCGGCGGGCGCGGACTGCCCACACGGCAACGAGGACTCGGACCACCCGGAGCACATCGGGTACTCGTGGCCGGACGGAGAGGTGCTCTGCCTGCTCCGGCCGGCAGGGTACGGCTGCTCGGAATGCGAGAGCGAGGACTGCGAAGCCGACGCTCGCCGGAGCTGGCTTGCCGACGACATCACCGCTCTGTGGTGGCTGGTCTCCGACGACGCCGACACCCCTCAGCGCGAGCGCAGCGCGTCATGACCCTCACCCAGGGCAACGACCTCGGCCCCCACGACTACGGCGACCCGAAGTCGCCCACCTACGCGGCCGCCGCCGAGCAGCGAGCCGCACGCGCACAGCAGCTCCGCGAGGAGCACGACACCAGGAGAGACCAGTGACCCTGACCCCGCCCGACACCCACGAGGACGAGCTCACCCTCACGCTGCTCGTCGAGCGGGCCCGCCGCCGCCTGTTGGAAGCGCCCGAGCTCGTCGAATACGTCCGCATCCGCCGGCAGCCCGGCGGCGCCGTCCGCGACGGCCAGCCCGGCGCACCGTCCCGCACCCCACCCGCCCCGCTGCACGTCGGCGCGCTCGACGACGCAGACGCGATCTACGTCGACCTCGTCGGCCACGTCCGCCGTTGGGCGCGCGAGCTGTCCGTGTCCACGCTGAAGGTCGCGCTCCGCTCCGGCGAGTGGACCACCGACGGCGTGCTCCTCGGCTTCCGGTCCACCACCACCCCGCCCGGCGCCGCACGCCTCGTCCGCGACCTCACCGACTGGCTGCTGCTCCACCTCGACCGGATTGCGGCTCACGCCGGCGGCCCCGAGTTCCTGCACGACGTCGCCGTGTCGATCGAGGCGGTGTACTCCCGGTTCCCGCTCGAAGCGCGCCCCGACCGGCCGCACTGGCGACGTCCCTGCGAGGTGTGCGGCGAGCTCGCCGTCACCGCGGACTGGAAGCCGGACGCCGAGATCCGCGACGTCACCGTGTGGTGCGAGTCCTGCTCGCACGTGCTCGTCTCCACGACGAGCGACGGCTCGGTGCACACCCCAACCACGGACGGAGCGAGCGCCGACCAGAAGGCGGCCGCCCGGAAGCTCACCCGCATCGTCCGGCAGATCGCCGCCGGCACCACCGTGCCCCGCCAGGAAGGACAACCCGCATGACCCTTGCGCAGATCCGCGCCCTGCTGAAGCAGCACGGCCACAAGACGAACGCCGAGGTCGACCGCATCGACGTGAAGCGCGCGTACGGCGCCATCACCGGCGTCGACGTGATGCTCGCCGACGGCACCGTCACGTTCCTGCCCATCGAGGAGGCCACCGCATGATCGAGACCCAGTCCGCCATCACCGAGGTGCTCAACGCACCCCGCGTCCAGTGGAAGTTCAACCACGACACCGAGTGGCAGTACGGCCGCCCCGTCGGGTACACGGACCAGCCGTCGTACATCATCGAGCGGGAGTCCGACGGCCTCCGCGTCGGCGTCCTCGCCTCGTTCAACCCGCGCCCGGCCCCTATCGACGCGTCGTCGGGCGATGTGCCCGAGAACTGGGACGAGATCGTGGAGCTCGCCAAGGTGCTGACCGCCGCAGCAGGTCTCGGCTCGCCCGTCGGTGTGACCGAGATCGCCCAGGCCGAGGCGGCGCTGAAGCACCTCGCCACCACCGGCGACGAGCACCACGTCGACGAGGCGGTCGCGACGCTTGACGCTCTGCTCCCCGACTCCGTCGTCATGGTGGAGAACGAGGAAACCCACCGCTGGCTCGCGTGGAAGAGCCGGGCCGGGAACTGGGACGTCATCGAACCGCGCGGCGACTCCGCCCGGATGACGAGCGCCGAAGTGGCTGCGCTCGGCACGTGTCAGGTGCTGCACCAGGCTCCGGAGAAGCGCGCAGCATGACCGAGCAGCTTTTCATCCGCGTGCCGCTTCAAGAGCACACGGCGCTCATGCGACAGCTCACCGCCGTCCTCGCCGAGAACGTGCGCCTCGCGAGCCGCACCGACGGCGACGGCGACGAGCACCACACCCTCGACGAGCTCTACGAGTACCGGATGCTCTACAACGCCCTCGTGTTCAACGAGTGGGAGCGGCACGGCACCTACCCCGTCGTGAAGTCCATGCAGCACTCGAACGGCGAGGACTGTTTCGGCGGCGGCTGGTTCATCGTCGTCGCCGAGTTGCCGACCGGGCAGATCTCGAACCACTACCGGATCGAGCACTGGGACCTGTTCCAGGTCCGGTCGGTGGCGCTCCCGCCCGAGTACGACGGACACACGCCGGCCGACGCGGCCAGGCGCATGCTCGCCCTGCTCTCGCAGCCGACCCCGACCACCGATCACCACGTGTGCACCGGACCGCATGAAGACGGCCGCGACGAAGCGTGCACGTGCGGCCTCGGTTGCGACCACGATCACCAGGAGCACGATGCACGCCGAGCCGACGAGGCAGAGTTCTGGAAGCCCGCCGTCCCGCCGAGCATCGCCGACATGGTGCCGGGTCAGCACGCCTACGTCGACGACCGGTTCGGCGACGACGGCATCTGCCATGCGCCGACTGACGGCGGCTACCCACATCACTGCTACCGGCCCCGCACGGACCGCGTGCATGCGGCACCGGCGGCCGCGACACCGGAGGAGCAGTGATGCCGCGCACCGACGAGACGATCTCCTACGTCGGATGGGGCAGCCGCACGCGCACCGTCCGCTGCGACACCGAGCTCGGTCTCGGCGTCCGTCGTCGCGGCGGCTGGCTGAGCAACCTGGCCTGGGTGGCGGCCATGGGGTTCGTATCGGGCTTCCGGAAGCGCGACATCGCCTACTTCCTGCTCACGCGCGAACTGTCCGAAAGCCTGTGCCGGCGGGTGTTGGCATGGGAGGAGCGAACCGGCCGGCTCCGCGACGGCAGCTGGGGCGGAGGCACGTGGGCGCACCGGCACCAGCACCTCACCGCGATGGAGGCCACCCACCGCACGGCGGTCGAGTACCGACGCGGTGGCCGGGACGACATCAAGTGGGTGGACGCGCGTCCGTGGCTCGAGCAGTTCAACGAGGACGTTCGGTTCCTCACCCGGTACCTCGCCCGGCCGGAAGGCAGCGATGGAGGGTGATCCGCGCGACGACCTCGTTCCCCTCGCCGTCGCGGCGCGCGCCATCCGCCGGAACGAGCGCACGCTGCGCCGGTGGGCGGCCGCCGGGCTCGAGGTGCGCGAGGTCGACGGTGCCCGGTTCACCACCCTGCGCCAGGTCACCGCGTGGGCAGCCGAGCACGGGCGACGACGCGGACGCGCGGACCGCTGACCCCCGAACGAGGGACGACGCGAATGTCCGCCCAGTGCGATACGCTATGCGTAAGCCACGAATCGGCCCGGACCTCACCAGTCCGGGCCTTTCGTGTATCCGGACCGGGTTTGAGGATCGCACCCGGCGCAAGCAGCGGACGTTCCGGGCCGCTGACCCGGATAAGCGCGACGGCAACGCGTCCGTCCGCGACAACCAGGTCTGGCCCCACGGGGACAGGGTGCACGCAACCATCACGTGCGACCGAATGATGGCGGGTAGCTCCGATAGCGGCTGGTCCGACGTAGCTCAGTGGCAGAGCTCGAGGTCGCGGGTTCGATTCCCGCCGTCGGCACCAGGACGTGTCTCCGCGAGTGGAGACGTCTGCGACGGACCGGTTCCCCCGGGCCGAGCGGGACACGCCTTGCCTACTTCCCCGGCCCGCCGACACGCACCGACACCGCACCCGCCGCCATCGGACAACCGCAGCCTCGCTCGCTGCACTCGTGCTGCCCCGAGCAGCGACGTCCGATCGCCGCGCAGCGAGCACACCGTCACGGCGCCGAGCACGGGGAACCCTTCTGGCCGTCGAGCCCGAGCAACCCGCTGGTGACACGCGGACCCCGGAGACCCGACGGCCGCCAACTCAGCGGGGGCGTCAACGCGGCGATGTGTGCAGCTGCGAAGGACGCCCACACTCGGGTGTCAGATTCCTCACCCGAGGCGCACCTGCGCCCCCGCTCGCCCGTCAGTGTCCAGTAGCGCTGAGGACGCCGGCGATGATGGATGGCGCCGAGCCGAGCGCACCGGCCGCAGTCGGCCACCAGAGCTTGTTCGCAAGGTCAGTCCACGCCGACTTCTTCGTCTCATCCGACGTCTGGGCCGCCGCTGCGAACAGGGCCGTCCAGAGCCGGCGTCCGGCTTCGTCGAAGTCGAACCGCTCGAGCAGCTGCTCATCGTCGAGGGCGTTCTGCATCTCCCGAATCAGCCGACCCAAGTACACCTTCAGCTCAGCGCTGACGGTGTCGTCAGATTCGAGCAGCGACTGCACGTCGATCAAGAACGTACGCAACTCGTCCTGGCTCTCGGCGCTGGGCAGCGGCCTTGTCGTGGCGAACCACCCTGCCAGGGTCTGCAGATGATCGAGCGTCGAAGTCGGGTAGGCCTCTTCGGACGCAACGTTGCTCTGCCAACCCACCGGATAGGACAGAACCATCGTGGTCCAGCCTCGGACGTATCTGCGGTACGTCCCCACGGGCAAGCCAGCCGCCTCCAGCTCGTCGATCCCCGTGCGGACGGCACGAAGATCCGTCACCGCCTGCAGGAGCTCTTCCATACCGGCAGGGGACTTGAGGTCGCGGGCAACACCGACAGTCACGTTGCCCGAAGCCACTCCCTGCTTGGCGGTCCGGAGGTAGTCGTACAGAGATTGCGCGGGATTCACTTGGCGAGCGTAACCGAGGTCGGACCGTCGAGGACAGGGGCCGGGCGTGAGCGCTGAGACGAAAGCCGCCCTCGACGAGGCAATCTCGGCTCACTTCGCCGACGAGCAGGACGGCGCCATCCTCACCGGGTACGTGCTGCAGGCCAAGGGCCAGGGCTTCGCCGTCGAGGACAGCGACCGCACGCGCATGCTGCGCGCCATCGCTGAGGGGCAGGACTACATCACCACGCTCGGCCTCGTCGACTGGATGCGCATCGTCGCCCAGCGCACAGCGCTCGAGGACTGACCGAGGAGGCGAGCATGCCGGCACCGTGGTCACCGATGGCAGCGCCGCCTCTCCCGCTTCGCAACGACGCCGAGTGGAACACCTGCGCTCACGCGTACCCAGCCGAGCTCTGCCCCGGATGGGACGGACCGCACCTGGACCTGCCGCCCGCCACCCTGCCCAACCCCGCGTACGACGCCCTCCGCCTCCGCATGGAGGCTGCGCTGCTCGACGTGGTCCTACGTCCGCAGGTTTTCGTGCAGGTGCAGCCGTGAGCAAGCAGCCGAGGAACACGAAGCAGCGAGACCGCGACCGTGCCACCATCCGGAAGACCGGAGCCGCGTGCCACATCTGCGGACAGGCCATCGACTACTCACTGCCGCACACGGACCCGAAGTCGTTCGTCGTCGACCACGTCATCCCTCTCGCCAAGGGAGGAGCCGACACCCTGGCGAACAAGAAGGCTGCACACAGGGACTGCAACAGCACCAAGCGGGCTCGCCTCGTCGCACCGATCGTGCGTCGCAGCGGCTCACTCACACGCTGACACGAGACGACGAAGCGACCTGATACAAGCCGCTCCGATCACCACCTCGGCCGTCACCACCCCCAGGGGGAGGCCCCCCAGGAGCCACCTGGAAGTACCTCCGGGGATAGGCGCTCTCTCCCTCCGCCCTTTTTTCCACACTGACCGTTCCGGCTCCCTGACTGGCTTGTACCAACCCTCGGGGCTTCAACCAACGCCGAGGGGGTGGCTCGGATGGCTGATCGGAAGCTGCGCGCGGTCACCGCGGACGATGTCCCGGCTCCCCCGAAGAAGGCGAAGACCGTCTCCGAGGCGGCGAGGACGGGCACCGTCCGTGAGCTGCTGGAGGCGACCCGTGACCGGATCGCGGTCGCGGTGGAGAACCCGAACACCCCCGCCAGGGACCTCGCGGCGCTGACGAAGCGCCTGCTCGAGACCGTGCGGGAGATCGAGGCGTGGGACGCCCGGGAGGAAGCGGACGATGCCGACAGCGATGACGCCGTCCAAGACGGGTACTTCGACGCCTCGGCTGTCTGAGTACGCGAAGTCGTTCACGTTCCCCTCCGGGATCGTCCGGACGGTCTGGCCGCGGGTCGAGGCGAAGGGCCTCGAGCTTGGGCTCGGCTTCGACTGGTGGCAGAGCCAGCTCGGCACGGTGTGCCTGGGTTACGGCAAGGACGGGAAGTACGTCGCCACGGTCGGCGGGATCGGCATGTCGATCCCCCGGCAGGTCGGCAAGACGTACTTCGTGCTCGCGATGCTCGTCGTGCTGTGCATCCTCTACCCGGGGCTGCAGGTCGTGTGGACAGCGCATCACCTGAGCACGTCGACGAAGACGTTCACGTCGTTGCGCGGCATCTGCCGGCGCAAGAAGGTCGCCCCGCACATCGCCGCGCTGCGGGCGGCGAACGGTGAGCAGCAGGCGGTGTTCCGCAACGGCTCACGAATCATGTTCGGCTCTCGCAAGATGGGCTTCGGTCGCGGCTTCGACGAGATCGACGTCGAGGTGTTCGACGAGGGCCAGATCCTCGACACGAAGTCGCTTGAGGACATGGTCGCTGCGACGAACCAGGCGCGGCACGAGCACGGCGCGCTGCTGCTGTTCATGGGCACTCCCCCGCGGTCGTCCGACCCGTCGGAGGCCTTCCGCCAGCGTCGCGACGAGGCTCACGCGGGTGAGGCGGACGACGCCATCTGGCTCGAGATCGCCGCGGACCCGGAATCGGATCCGAACGACGAGGACCAGTGGGCGGTCATGAACCCGTCCTACCCGCTGCGCACGCCGCGGGAGTCTCTGCTGCGTCTGCGGAAGAACCTGAAGGACGACGACTCGTGGAACCGTGAGGGCCGCGGGATCTGGGACCCGAAGAACGACAGCGTCGTCATCGACGAGGCGTCGTGGGGACTCATCGCCGACCCGGGCTCGATGGCGATTGAGCGGCTCACGCTCGCGATCGACGTTCCCCCGGACCGGTCGGTCGCCGCGGTGGCGCTCGCTGGCCGCCGAGCGGACGGTCTCTGGCACGTCGAACTCGACGAGCAGCGCAAGGGCGTCGACTGGGTCATCCCGTGGGTCGCTCAGGTCGCGGAGAAGAACCGTCTGCACGCCGTCGTCGTCGACGAGCTCGCCGGCCTCACCGAGAAGCGCCGCGACCGGAACTACCTGATCGGCACCGACATCGAGGTGACGCTCGCAGCAGCGGAGGGCAGGGACATGGCGATCGCCTGCGCGAAGTTCTTCGACGCCGTCATGGACCGCTCGGTCCGGCACACGGACCAGCCGCAGTCGAACGTCGCGCTGTCGGTCGCCCGCAAGCGGCCGATCCGCGCCGGCGGTTGGGCGTGGAACCGGAAGGACGGAGCGTCGGACATCACGCCGATCGTCGCCGAGACCCTCGCCCTCTGGGGCGCCCAGAACGACAACGTGAAGCGCCCGACGCGGCGCCGGACTTCGAGCAGAACGGCGGTGATCCTCTGATGGCGTTCACGAAGCTCCGGATCTGGGAACTCACCGACGACGAGAACGACGTCCTCAACGGTCTGCTCGAGCAGCTCGACGAGAAGGTGCCGCGGAACCTCTACCGCGCCAACATCTACGACGGCAAGCGCGCGACGAGACAGGTCGGCGGGGTCATCCCACCGCAGTACCAGGACCTCGCGCTCGTACTCGGCTGGTGCGCGAAGGGCGTCGACGGGCTCGCGCGGCGCTGCAACATCGAGCGCTTCGCGTGGACTGGGGGCGACCTCAACGCGCTCGGGATGAACGAGCTGCAGGACAGCAACTTCCTCCTCGCCGAACTCTCCCAGGCGCGCACTGACTCGCTGATCCACGGCGTCTCCTACCTGGTGACGACCCGCGGCGAACCAGGCGAGCCGAAGGTGCTCGTCCAGGCCCGCGACGCCCTGAACGCCACCGGCGAGTGGAACGTGCGCTCGCGGAAGCTCGACAGCTTCGTGTCCGTGACGTCGCGAAGCAAGTCCGGGTCGAACGAGGTCACCGGGTTCGTGCTGTACCTGCCGAACGTGACGATCAGTGCGGAGAAGGACAGCAGCGGCTGGTCTGTCGATCGGTCCGAGCACACGTTCGGCGTGCCGGTCGACCCGATGGTCTACCGGCCCCGCGCCGGCCGCCGCATGGGCCGGTCTCGGATCAACCGACCCGCGATCTCGCACCAGGAGGCTGCGATCCGGTCGATGATGCGCCTCGAGGCGCACATGGACATCTACGCGATCCCGAAGATGGTCCTCCTCGGTGGCAGCGACTCGCTGTTCAAGAACGAGGACGGCACCTACAAGGCGTCGTGGCAGGTCGCGATGGGCCGCATCTTCGGCATCCCGGACAACACCGAGGACAAGGACGCGGAGAACCAGCGGGCGGACGTGAAGCAGTTCGCCGCCGAGTCGCCCCAACCGCACCTCGCAGGTCTCAACGCGTTCGCGAAGCTCGAGGCACGCGAGTTCGACCTCCCCGATCAGGACTTCGCGCTCACGGACATGGCGAACCCCACGTCCGAAGGCTCCTACGTGCAGGGCCGTGACTCGCTCATCGCCGAGGCGGAGGGCGCGATGAGCGACTGGTCCGTGTCGGTGCGCCGCAGGATCGCAGCAGCACTCGCGATGCAGAACGGCCTCTCCGAGGTGCCGGAGTCGTACGCGAGCATCGTGCCCGAGTGGCGGAACCCGCTCTACCTGTCGAAGTCCGCCCAGGCAGATGCCGGCGGCAAGCAGCTCGCCGCCGTGCCGTGGCTCGCCGAGACGCGCACCGGGCTGAAGCTCATCGGTCTGACCGAGCAGCAGATCACCGAGGCCCTCGCCGAGAAGCAGCGGCTTCAGGGACGCGCGGTGATCACGGCGCTCGCGAACCGGACGCAGGGCAATGCCAACGCCGGATGAGTCGCGGGCGGACCTGCAGATCGTCACCGCTGCGGCGGTCCAGGACGCGCAAGACGTGTTCGCTCACACGAGCGGGACGCCCGAGGCGCGGCGGCTGCAGCTGCTCGACACCGTTCCGGGTCTGATCGGCTACTACTCGGACGGTTCCGCTGCCCTCGCCGCGGACTTCTACGAGGAGTCCCGGGAGCTCGCCGGCGCACGAACGTCGTTCCAGGTGTCGCTGACGGTCGCCGACCGGGTCGTGAAGATCCGGCGCGGCATCGCGTGGGCGGCCGAGCCGATGTTTGGGGCGACCGAGGACGGCGACGACGTCGACGGCCGGCTCGCGCAGGTCGTGCAGCTCGAGACCGCTCGCCCGTACCGGGACACGGTGCTTGGGAACCAGAGGCGGGACACCGACGCGATCGGCTGGGCCCGGTCGACTGCGGGCGGCTGCAAGTTCTGCCGCATGCTCGCTGACCGCGGTGCCGTGTACCGCGAGCGCAGCGCGAACTTCGCGGCGCACCCGCACTGCCACTGCACCGCCTACCCGGTGTTCAAGGGCGGCGAGCACGGGCCCGAAGCGAACGCGGTGCAGTACCTCGCGTCGAGGCGCAGCCGCACGCCGGCTCAGCGCGCCTACATCCGCGAGTACCTCAACGAGAACTACCCGGACATCCCCGGGTGACACAAACTTCCCCGCTGGGGAGAACGCTACGGCCGCGTTTCAGGCCGGTCTGACGTCCGACGGGACAGAAACGGAACGTACCGATGAACACGACCCCCATCACCGCTCGAGGACCGCTGTTCCAGCCGGCGTACTACCGCCCCTGGCTCCGGTTCATCGACTCCACCGACCCCGCTGACGGCGGTGGCGGCGGCGGTGACGACAAGGGCAAGCAGGGCGACGAGGACAAGCAGGGCAAGACCTTCACCCAGGCCGAACTCGACGAGATCGTCAAGGACCGCGTGAAGCGCGTCCAGTCGAAGTACGCCGACTACGACGACCTCAAGAGCAAGGCCGACGGCGCCAAGAGCGTCGAGGACAAGCTCGCCGACCTCGAGCAGAAGCACGCCGCCGCCGAGGCGCGCGCGCTCCGCAGCGACATCGCTGCGGCCCACGGCATCAGTGCCGAGGACCGCGACCTGTTCCTCACCGGTACGGACGAGGAAACCCTCACGAACCAGGCGAAGCGCCTGGCCGAGCGTGAGGCGGACCGGAAGAAGCAAGGCAACCGAGCCCCGAACGAGGGCAAGACCCCCCTGCTCAAGGCCGACGACGAGCGCGCTGCGGTGCGCTCGCTGTTCGGCGGCGGGCAGTAACCGGAAGGACCCAACGTCATGGCCGTTTTC